TACTCGTTACTTTTTAGGTAGCCGTTGGGGTGGGTATCGTTCAGATAACCGACCCCAAGTTAAAATGGAATACATTCATGGCCGGATAAACTGCCCTGGATGTACATCTAATTGGCAAGAAGAATTTCCAGACTATGCAACATGTGATGAATGTGGTCAGATGTATCGTGAAGCAGATGATATGTTTTGGTCTGAAGTACATGACGATAGCAGGTGTCGTGATTGTTACAACAGTGAAATAGAGTGTGATGATTGCGGTGATTGCTTCAATGAAGAGGACGGTCACAGTTGTGAAGGTCGTCATTCAAGAAGTTATAGTGAGTATGTTAAAAGCTATAGCTATAAACCAGAGGCTAGGTTTTGGGGTATGGGTAAGTACTACCTTGGCTTTGAGTTAGAGGTAGAGGATACCGATGACAACTATGCAGAGGGTGCTGAACTAGCATTCCGTGCTATGAATCCAAACGCTAACCGTAAGTACCGTGGTTACCTTAAAGGTGATGGCTCTTTAGTCAATGGCTTTGAGATTGTTACTCACCCACACACGCTTGAGGAGTATCAAAAGAATTTTCCTTGGGCTATGTTAACTGAGCTTAAGAAGTTAAGGTTCAGGTCTTGGAACACTAGCACTTGTGGTTTGCACGTACATGTAAGTCGTACTGCATTTGATGATGATGACCACCAGATTAGGTTCATCAAATTAATCTATGATAATGAACGCCAAGTACAGAGGATTGCCGGTCGTAGTTCTAACTATGCTAGCTTCTCTGACGCAGGCAAGATTATTCCCAAGGTTAAGTACAAGAGTCAATCAAACGGTAGGTATGCTGCCGTAAACGTAGAGCCAGAGGCTACACTAGAAGTTCGTGTATTCAAGGGCTCATTACATATACCTAGAATATTATCTGGCTTAGAGTTTGTGCACTCAGCAGTTGAGTACACTCGTGAGCTTAAGATAATTCCAAAAGATAAACCATTCTCTTGGGTAAAATATGTAAGCTATGTCAGTTCTAATACTGATAAGTATCCTAGTCTCTTTGAGACAATCAATCGTTCGTTCAATACTGATTCACCTAATGAAAGTAGGGAAGATTAATTATGTGTATGTTATGCGTATCACCACCAGGAGTTACTCCATCTAGAGATAAGTTGGAGAACTCTGCATTGAATAATCCACACGGCTTTGGCTTTGCTATTGCCGTACCTAGTGAGAACAGAATCATAGTAGAAAAAAGCATGGACGCAGATGAATCTATCAATAGGTTTTTAGCACAGCGTGCTATCTATCAGGATGGCTACGCTATGTGGCATGCTAGGTTTGCTACTCATGGTTCTCGTACGCTAGAGAATTGCCATCCATTTGCAGTAGGTCATGATGACCGTACCTATCTTGGACACAACGGTATCTTATCTATTGCTATACCAAACAAGGATGACCGCAGTGATACCAAGGTATTTGCTGAGGAGTTATTGCCTAGACTAGGTGGAGTCACTTCATTAGATGATGATTACATTTGGGATATGCTAGAGGAATATACATCTGGCTCAAAGGTATGTGTTATCACCGTTGACCCTGCTGCTAAGCACCCTATGTATTTACTTAATGCCGACTCAGGTAAAGAAGATGAGTCAGGTGTATGGTGGTCTAACGATACATGCAACCTAGGCTATACAAGTTATGCTAAGTCTACTACTGGTCGGTACGCTGGTTGGTACAATGACTATGATGATGATGAGTATGCATGGGCTGGATACAACAAGTTAGCTAAAGACACAGTCAAGCAAGAAAAAGTACCTAATGATTTAGAGGTACAACAATGTTCCCACTGCAGTGAATGGGTATCAGAGTCTGACCTATGGGAAAGTATGGGCACATGTGTTTGGTGTGGCTCCTGCTTTGATTGCGAGAACGTTGCTGAACTATGTCAGTGTGGGTACCCGAATGGGCGGGTAGGACACACAAATAAACTAAGACAGGATGCTATCCCGTTTTAGTGGTACACTAATAAGGCACTAGTTTAGTTCATTTTCTAGTGTCCTTTCCATGGTGTATAATGTATAGGCTGGGCTAGGCTTTCTCTACTTTCTCCTAGTTCAGCCTTTACTAAGGAGTACAATGATTAAGATTGATGACCACGACTTACCTATCCATGTTTCATACTCATCACTTACTGAGTGGTTGTCATGCGGATGGAAATATTATTTAAGCAGAGTGCAGAAAATTGCAGAGCTACCAGCGTGGTGGTTCTATGGAGGTTCAGCCGTACATAAAGCGACTGAAGAATGGGATAGGTTAAACCCTTGAGATTAAGGATTCGTAATCCATTTTATTTTGTAGAGAGAAACAAAGACAGTCTAGTGGAAGTTGTATGTTATAGATGTGGTTGCATATACCATGTTAGCTATGGAAACATAAGAGTAACTAACTATTGTACGGTATGTAAATGAATCTAATAGAACATTGGAATACATGGTGGCAGGCTACTGCTAATGAAAGAGAAGAATATAATTTAAGCGACACATCCAATTGGCGCATGGCTGCAATGAAGTCACGCAATCCAGAGGATGGAGATTGGTGGTATGCGAATGGATATAAATTCCTAGAGAATTGGGTGCAATGGCGTGAGGAAAATACCCACATGTCTATCGCTAAGCTGGACGATGGGACATTGGCAATTGAATTAGAAATGGCACCGGTCATCAATGGTGTGACAGTTAAAATGGCAATCGACCGTGTATTTTATGACAGCTTCAATAAAGAATATGTAATCGTAGATTTAAAAACAGGTAAGACTACACCGCATAGTTCATTACAGTTAGCCTTCTATGCATATGGAATCCGTAAACAGTTTGGTTTAAACATAACCAAAGGTTATTACTGGATGGCACGTAAGGGAGAATTATCTCCACCGCACGACCTTGCTGGTCTGGATGACAGCAAGGTCGAGACGTTGGTAGATATGTTTGACAAGGCAAGGAAGTCTGGTATATTTTTACCTAACTTCGACCATTGCATAATGTGTGGATATACTGCACAATGTCAGTGGTATACACCAAAGGAGAAGCATGAGTAGTACGGAAGCACCAATCAGTATCAACATAAGAACTGCATCAGGTACGCAGTTAACAGTACGTGCTAACACAGGTGAGGAACTAGACCAATTAGTTGCTACATCATTAGCAAGTATTCAATCTGCTATAACAGAACTAGAAGTTATAGCTAAGCCATCTCAAGCTCCAGGTGCTATTGCATACGCTAAGCAAGTGTTCAATACACAGGAGATACCGCCTTTTAACCAAGCCCCTCCAACGCAATCGTTAGGTGGGGGGCGCACGTGTCCTCACGGTAAGATGACTGCACTCCAAGGTCCAAGCAAGGATGGTGGTATCTATAAAGGATACTTCTGCCCATCTGCTAGAGGTGCACTAGATAAATGTAAGACTATCTATGTACTTAAGCATGAGCCAGAGTGGAATACATTCTTAGCCGATAGAATCAAATAACAATGGGGGAAGTAATACCTTTCCCTGAAGCACCACAACTATCTCAATGTTGTAATGCTTCTATAATATGGGACGAATGTGATATACATTATTGGACCGATATAGAATGTGAAGCAAGTGCATGTGAAGAATGTGGCACACAACTAGAAACAGATTGTGGGATAAGTGAAGACACTACGACGTAGCGTACGTAAGTCAGAGGTAGGAGGGGAGCCTTTACCGGCTCCCTTTCAAGCCTTTGAACGTGCCGGTATGATACTTAGACGTGCAGAAGTTACGGTAATTGCTGGCACTCCTGGTGCTGGTAAGAGTTCTATTGCATTACATATAGCTGCAAGATTAAAACAACCGACATTATATTTTTCAGCTGATACTAATGCACATACCATGGCTATGCGATTGATTGCTATGTCAGGCAAGATGACTCAACAGCAAGCGGAGAATCTATTAAAACATAATCCAGATACTGCTGAGTCTATCCTCGCTAACAACAATCATTTGTATTGGTCATTTGAACCTAGCCCTACACTTAAAGATTTAGATGAAGAGGTTGCTGCATTCGAGACTATGTGGGGTAGAAGTCCTACCCTTATAGTTGTTGATAACTTAATGGACATTTCTATGGATGGACATGAAGAGTTCTCTGGTATGCGAGCAGCAATGAAGGAACTTAAGTACTTAGCAAGGGATACCAATGCATGTGTATTAGTACTACATCATACTAAAGAAGGATACGAGGGTAGACCATGTCAACCACGTTCATCTCTACAAGGTATGGTTAACCAGATACCTGCAATGGTACTAACGGTTGGTCAACAGTTAATGCATGAGGGTAAAGATACATACTTATGTGTAGCACCAGTAAAGAATCGTTATGGTAAAGCTGACCAAACTGGTAACACATACGTTACCTTAAGTTTTGAACCAGGCTCTATGTATTTAGAAGACACATATAAAGATTATCAGCAAGTAGAAATGCCAGTATGAGTTCAGCCTCTAAGGCTAAGGGTAGCCAAGCAGAACGTGATGTAGTAAAGTATCTTAAAGAATGGTTCCCTTATGTAGACCGTCGCTTAGCTGGTGCAACACTAGATAAGGGCGATATATCTGGTATACCTGGAGTCACAATAGAGATTAAAAACCACGCCAAGATGGACTTGTCGGGGTGGGTAGAAGAATTATTAGTCGAGATGGCTAATGATAAAGCTTGGACAGGTGTAGTGGTTCACAAGCGGAAAGGCAAGGGGAATCCATCCGATTGGTACGCCACTATGCCCGTTCAAGTATGGATAGATTTACTAAGGAAGGTTACTGATGGAAGAGAAGCACAAGGTAAGTGATTACTTAGCTTATCTAGGCGCCAGCCTGCCGTCAGATGGGCATGGCTGGCGTAAGATGAGATGTCCTTTCCACGAAGATAGGACTGCATCATCTGCAATTAACTTTGAACTTAACAAATTTAAATGTCATGGTTGCGGTGTTGCTGGAGACATATATGATTTAATAAAAGAAAAGAGAGGCGGTACATTAAGTGAGGCTATCGAATTCGCACAGACAATTTCTACTTCGGGCAACCCAACAGTACGCTTCTCAAATAGAGGTAGCAAAAGACTATCTACTAACCCGACATCTCTCGGTAGAAGAGGCACAAACATTTCATCTAGGGGTAGTAGTTGACCCTATGCCCGGACATGAGGGCTTTAAGAATAGATTAGCTATACCTTACATAACACCTAGCGGTGTAGTTGACATTCGTTTCCGTGCAATGGGGGATATAGACCCTAAGTACATGGGAATGGTAGGCGCAAAGACAACCATGTTTAATACACCAGCATGCTTTGTGCAATCTAAATACATATGTGTAACCGAAGGAGAGTTTGACTGCATCATGATGTCAGTTAAAACTAATCATCCTACGGTAGGTATTCCAGGTGCTAACAACTGGAAGCCACACTACTCACGCATACTAGATGACTTCGATATGGTTATCATATTAACTGATGGAGATACAGCAGGTGCAGAGTTTGGCAAGAAGATAACAAGAGAGTTACCTAACGCTAATGTTATCGCAATGCCAGAAGGTGAAGACGTAAATAGCGTGTTCATTAAACTAGGAAAGGAATGGATAGATGAACGAGTCAGAAATTGTATTGCTTCTTGATGAAAGTATATGGAGTCACGTTGAACATATGAACAAGTCAGTTGGTCTACAACTAACAGAAGATAAAGCTTTAGATATATTGGGTGCTTTGTATGACATCTACCATGTCAACAAGGAAGATAAAGAACAAGCACAAGAATTGCTAATAGGTTTAGCAGCACTACTAGTAGCCGCTCCATTGGGTCAAGCCGATAGAGTATGGGAAGAGCTAATGGTTCATGAGGGTATGAGAAACTTCGAGCTAAGTATGGAGGATTTACTTAATGGAAAACATGGAGCATAATATAGATGTCATCATTGCAGACCTCAAGAATTTACTACTTAAGAAGCAGCACGATTACGGTCCGCTCAACATATCTAACGCACCCGGTGGTCCTATCAATGGACTACGAGTACGAATGTATGACAAACTCGCAAGGATTAACAACCTTTACGAGAAGGGTGGCGACACGCCGAACTACGAATCCATTGCTGATTCCTTCATGGACCTAGCAAACTATGCCATAATAGGACTATTGGTTCAAAACGGACAATGGGAAGGCATACCTAATGGCAACACATCAGCGCCGAATAGTAGTCTTGAGCGACCTGCAGATACCTTATCAAGACGACAAGAGTGTCAATGCAGTAATGAAGTTCATCAAATGGTACAAGCCCCACGAGTTGTGGTGCGTGGGTGATGAGCTAGACGCACCCGAACCGTCACGTTGGAATAAGGGTATGGCTGGTGAGTACGCACCAACCTTACAAGATTCAATTGATTTAACGTACAACATAATGGCAGACTTTAGAGCAGCACTCGGTAGAAACAAACCGTTTATTATTCAAAGGTCTAATCATACGGATAGAATACAGACTTACATTAGAAAATATGCCCCGGCATTCGGCTCTCTTGATACTCTCAAGATAGAAGAATTGCTGGGGTATCATTCTTTAAACATACAATACCTGCACAAATTTAAAGAACTTCTACCAGGCTGGGTAATGGCACATGGTGATGAAGGCAGGGCAGTACAAACTCCTGGAAGTACAGCCATGTCATTAGCTAATAAGCTAGGCAAGAGTGTTGTATGCGGGCACACGCACAAGCTGGGACTACAGCATCAAACTACTGGATTATACGGTAAGAATAAAACTCTCTATGGTATGGAAGTCGGTCATCTGATGGACATGAAGCAAGCGAGTTATCTGACCTCTGGTGTAGCCAACTGGCAACAAGGCATAGGTATCTTAGTAGAGAAGAACCGCAAAGTAATTCCCTATACAGTACCTATTATCAACGGAGATATTAAGCTTCCATGAAATACGACATTGATAAATGGCTAGCATACAAAGACATGATGGTTCAGATAGCATCAGAGTATAAGAAAAAATATCCTATGGTTGATGCAGATGACCTGCAACAGGAGATGTATCTCTGGTTTGTTACCCACCCTAACAAGTTTAAAGAGTGGGATGCCCTTGATGAAAAGGATAAGAACAAGCTTATGGCTAAGTCATTACGTAACCAATGCCTTAAGTATTGTGAAAAAGAAAAAGCTAAGAACCAAGGCTATGACCTGACAGATTTATATTATTATGATGTCTCAGTCGTTGAAGCTTTCCTGCCCTCTATTATTGTAGAGAGTTATGAGATGCCTACCAAGATTAAAGATTTGAATCTTAAGTTTAACAACGGCGCAATAAATGACGGCATGAACTGGCTTGCCCTGCGTTCTGATATAGCTAAGGGTTACTACAGATTACCGGAAGCTAAGCAGAACATACTACGACTTCGCTACCTCAATGAACAGACTGAATGGTCTGAGCTAGCAGAGCACATGGGTACCAGCAGTGCAGATGGTGCACGTAAAAAAGTCGAGAGAGCCTTGGCTTCTATAGTACAAAACCTAGGTGGTTGGCGTGCTTACTTTGACCAGGATATTCAAAATGAGAATCAAGAGACGAAACAAGAAGAAGTATAACGCTGACTACAGAGGCATACCCACTGAGGTATGTCCTTGTGGTTCGCAGTTATGGAATCTAAAAGTAATGTTTCAAGAGCAAGTAATATCCATGTACTTTCTGGATATGGAATGTGCACTTTGTGGCAGCTTAGCCACTGCTCCTACCGAAATAGATGGATGTGATTAATGCCTACCTATGATTATAAGTGTGATGTATGTGGAAGTCAACAGGAATTAACAAAAGAAATAGGTGATGAGTCTGTACCTACATGTTGCCAAACAAGTATGACGAGGGTATGGTCTGCCATACCAGCCATCTTTAAGACAGGTGGCTTCTACAAGACAGGCGGATAATGGGTCACTACAGCATAGAGCAATACAATAATTACATAGACCCTATAGAAGAACAATGGAAGTTAGAAGCTAGATGTATTGATACGGATACTGAATCCTGGTTTGTAGAAAAAGGCGAAGACTATAACGTTGAGATATTAAATAAGATTTGTGGTACATGTCCTGTTAAGCTTCCTTGTTTAGAGTATGCTACTAAATACAGGATGTCAGGTTACTGGGCTGGTACTACTGGAGATGACAGGAAGAAGTTAAGGTCAGTATAATCCCCTACTAACATAGGGTATTATACTGTACAGTGCAGTACAGAACAGGGAGACACGCAATTAAAAATTCAGATTTTGATTTAGACTATCGCAATGGTGTGCAAGGTGAGAACCTTGTTAACACCCTGCTTACTGGTGGTAAGACAGTAGAAGTTAAGACAGATTTTAAATGGATAAATACTGGAAACCTGTACATAGAAACAGAATGCTGGTACGTATCTGCTAATAGCTGGCAACCATCAGGTCTGTCAGTAACTAAAGCTGAGTACTGGGCATTTGTATTAGCTGAGTCTGTTCTCATTGTGCCTACCAAGTTATTGCGTCTAGCGGTGGAGGTAGAAGGACACCCAATCAGTTGTCAGATACCACCCAACCAGAGCCGTGGCTACCTAATTAAACCTGAGTTGTTACTCCAGACAAACAGAAAAAACCCCCCTTCCTAGTATCTCTACTGGGTTGGGGGGTTATCTCGTCTCTGAAGGGCCTTTAAAGCCCAATTAGAGGTATATAATTAGTTACTACCACGACCGAATTCTGTGGCTGAGGAGTCCAAAGCCTTCAGAAGAGGTCCTGCTACTGCTGCAACTCCTGCTGTTGCTAATGCTTTTAGGTCTGTGTTACCTGCAAGATATAGAGCAAGCACTGCAGCGAAAGCTGCACGAGCATAAGAGATTACAATTGCTTTTAGTTTAGTTGTATTCATTGTTGTCCTTTAAGGGCGAGCAACGCCCATTACTAGGGAGTAGGCACGTTTCTTTAGATACACACCATCTCCGTTTGATTGACTGCCCTTAGTATCCCCTGAGGTATTACCCTCATAGACCATAAGGTATTTCTTTCCATCGTTACTAGCGCAGATGCCAACATGGTCAGCTTCTGCATCAGCATCAAATTGGAAGAAAACTATATCTCCAGCTTCGGCTTTGCCGACTGGAACTATCTTGCCTTTACTTGTAAACCATTTAAGTCCTGCTTGACAAGAAGCAAATCCCTTTTTAGTTTGGGCTGCAATCTTCTCTCCTAGTCCTGCTTGGTCGAAACACCAAGATACAAACATTGCACACCAAGGGTTGTTGTTTAATCCATACCACTTGCCATACATACTGTCATTGTTCTTGCCTACTTCTTGGTATCCAAGTTGTGACTTGGCTATATCTACTACGTTACTCATTGTCCTCCCTAGGATTTCTTAATCTATAAGTAACTGCCCATACAATTAAAGTTAATACAATTGCATAGCCAACTACAGTTTTTGCCGAGCCAGTTAATACAACCCAAGCAATAAACATTCCTAATAGAGTCCACAATTGTTGGACCATATCTCTTAATACTTTCAAGGTTTTCTCCTTTTATATAACTTGATATTGTCATTAGCGGATGGAGCACCACCACCAGTAGGTGTAGAGGTAGGTGTTCTAGCCATAGTTGCTGCACCAACCGCATTGATAGCAGCCTGACCAGCAATAACAGATGCAATGATTGTTTGTTCTGATGTTGTTCTTTCTTCATCAGACATATCAGCACCAATGTTTGATATAGCAGTTAGTACTTGTCCCGGGTCAGTAAAGATTGTCAAGATTAATTCTGCTGGACTTTCTAATAACTGTAGAGCTACTACTGTGCCAGCCTCAAGCACTACACCATTGTCTAATTGAACTGGTGTCTCAGGTGCAAGAGTTTCTAAGTCAACTTCATCTGCTTGTACCACCTCAGTGGGTGGCTCCTCTGCCTCAGCTGGAGGAACTTCTTCTACTGCGGGTGCTTCTTCAATAATTGCGGGTGGTTCTTCCATTTCAATTGGAGCAGGTTCAGCTTCAACAGGAGGCTCATCAATAGGTGCTGGTGGTTCCTCTACTGGTACTGGTGGTTCTTCTGCTACTATATCCTCAATCAAAGGGGGCATAGGTGGGTCTGGAATTATTATCGGCGGTTCTATTACTACAATATCTGGAACTGTTGGAACAGTGGTATCAACTACTGGTACAACTACGACTGGCGGGTTAGGCTCAACTACCACAGGAGGTGGAGGTGGAGGCTGTATCAAGTTACTACTTAAAGTATAAACACCAGTAGGATTACCATAACCAACTCTATTTAAATATGAAGTAGCACGGATTGTATATGTGCCAGTGTCAATAGTTCCTGTTATCTTAGATGCATACTCATTGACACCAGTAACGTGGTTACTATCATCATCTGCTCTAAGGATTACTTCACCTTGACGTAGTTCAATCCAAGAATCTACCCAGCCATCACGAACTCTTGGTGTTCCATTGGCTTGTATTTCAATTCTAGGACCAGTGGTTGTTTCAATAAAGTATTCAGTAGGTCCAGTGACCTTTACTACTGTATCTACGTAAGCAACATCAGATGTTAATTCAACAAGTATTTCATCAGCATAAGCTAATTGTGGTATGAGAAGTAAACTAATCCCTATTACAAAGGAGTAGATAAATTTGGTCAACGCGGGCTTCCAATCTATTGACTTGGTCTTTTACCGAACTGCCCCCGTTTGGTTTTAATTCATCTAGATAATGTTTCACTAACCATCTAACTGCACCAGCAAAACTGGCAATGATAGTCGCTACTGCTACGGCTATTCCAGCCCATTCCGTACTACTCATTATACCGTCCTAATCATAATCTCTATGATTCCTCCAAAGCCATCAAAGGTTCTATCAGGTGGTGTCATACGAGTAAATGAAATCTGTTCTATCACTGCTTGTTGCAGCTCACCAGTGGTAAGGTCTTGCCAGCTGAGTACATCTCCAGATTTTTCTAATGCTTCCAATGTAGCAATACGTTCAGATGCTCTACCTGCATAGCCTGTGACCGTGTTGTATCTATCTGTTTCTATATCAAAACAATAGACAGGAAACTTAATTAACCTTACACGAGGTGTAGCAATAGTTGCCTTAACTTGGTAACCTTTAAAGGTAGGACCAGTTGATGTAGTTGTAACATCACGGGTCAATGTAAATTTATATGCTAAAAATTCTTGAGCAGTCTCAGGCTTAAGGGTAGTTATCTCTACTGGGCTAACTCCGGTATCGTAGACAACATGGTCATACTCAACATCGCCACCTACTGTGTTAGTAGCTACGCTTGATAGGGTCATAGACCCAGCATTAAATATCCCACGTCCTATTAATCTTTTAAAGTTCTTGGGCTCTAGTGTTCCGTAACGAATCTTGCCAGTCTTAATATAACCACTTGATATTAAAGTAGATGCAGACTGAATTACGATACCATTGCTACCTGATGTAGTAAACGCTAGTTGGTCTGAAGTGCCAATAAAATCTACGGTAGTAGCATAGCCAGTTACTCCATCAAGATAGGTATCAGGAGCATAGGCAAAACGTAATGTCTCAAGCTCATTACCTAAATCAATTCTATATATTCCAGGATAAGTACTGATAGAACCAGTTGCATAAACAAATCTATCTCTAAATGCAAAGTCACGGGCTGCTGTAGTGCCTAAGCTATCTTCAATAATTAGAGGACCATATGATAAATCACCATACGTACCAGCACCTTCTGATATAGAAGCAACACGAATACCTTTACTAGTACCAATTATTAAGTATCCTAAATAGGATTCAATTTTGTTTACTATCTCACCATTAGGTAATTTTGCCGCAACAATACCTGAGGTAAGAGTTGGCATAACACCAGAAGTATTTAAAACAAATTTATAAATAGCTGATTCAGTACCAGCATAACCAGCAGCATAAATAGCAGAGCCACCCTCAGCTATAGATGTCCATGTCCAGCCAGTGTTAGGGTGAGTATAAACAGGGGTTGGTAAAGTAGTAGTGCCAAGAGCACCAGTTAATTCATATATAGATGTATTTATAGCAGCAACAAGACGTTGTTTAACCCACGCCATTTTTACTTTTGAGTTGCCAGTAGTGTAATGGTTGTTTAAAGCACTTGTAGCACCAATAGTTTGATAATAAATGCGGGTAGCATCGGCAACAAACAAAGTTGTTCCATTGCTTACTACATCTATGATTGCAGATGAAGTTGTTGCATATGTAGTATTAGTTGAGCCAGTAGTTGTAATGTCTTTAAGTGTGCTACTTGTAGGAATGTATGCAGTAACTACATCTGTACTACCAGATACATTTGATATAAGTTTATATATACCGCTAGAGGTAGTAGTATTAGTACTCTCTTTAAGTAAAGTTACTTGTCCTTTAGTCCATACATCTACGCCCAAACAGTCGGCAAACCTATGCGCTGTTGTCTCACCAGCAGATGGGTCATAGAACTTAATACCTGTACCATTATGGAAAGATGATTGACTTCTAATCCACCAGCCGGTAAGTGATTGCTCACCTGGCTCGTTGTTGTTATCAAACTGTTCTTTTCTAAATGGAGCTGTCTGTCTAGTGTATGGCCGTGCATCTGAAAGAGCATAGATAAATGGCATGCCACCTATGGCTACATCATAAGCTATATCTGTGTTTGTCCAGACAGAGCTATTAGAGTTAATACCAATATCAACGGCAATGGCGTAGCCAGTACCGACTGTTGTCGAACCACGTCCTTCGGTTATGTCACGACTGACCACAGTGCTCCTTAATTAAGAAATAGTTATTTCACGCCAAGATAAGTCATCTTCTGACCAGTAGTAAGTTTTACCTTCTGTTATAGGCATAGGAGTAGGTGCTTGCCAATGACAAGTATCTTCATTTAATACCCAAGAATCAAAAAGTTTAGGTGCTATAAAAGCATCCCGTGCAGCATCGTATGTATAACCAATGCCTGCATAGTTCTTACGGATATTGCCGTTGTAAGAAGTTCTCTTACATACTTGACCTCTGAAGTTTCCATACCAAGTTTCAGTATCTAATCCTTCAATAGTTTCTGTTTCATCAATACCTGTAATAACCTCAGTTACTACATTGTTATCGTCTAATAACGCATAGTGTGCCATTATGCCCAACTCACATTTCCAGTACCATCAGTAATTGTGGTAACTTTAAATCCGCCTGAAGGTGCTGCTGTTGAACCTGTTAAACCTGCACCAATTGTTAATGTAAAAGTATCTGCGTATCTCAAGATAACAATTCCTGAACCGCCTGCTTTACCAGGGCGACTGCTACCATATGTAGCACCTCCGCCACCGCCAGTGTTAGTATCTCCTGCAGTGTTGCCAGTTGGGTTAGTGAAAATATTACCGCTTTGTCCACCGCCACCTACGCCACCAGGTGCAGTATAATCATCTCCTCCACCACCGCCGCCTCCGCCTCCATAAGGAGTTGATGTACCACTAATTGATACATAAACACCACCACCGCCATTCATTCCCTTGTTTCTATCAGGTGTTCCTGAGTTGCTTTGACCAACTGCACCTGCACCACCACCACCACCAGCACCACCACCAATGTTAGTACCACCATTAAATCCTTGATTTGTAGTAGCAGTTCCAGCAGAAGCACCACCGCCTCCGCCTCCACCACCTGAGCCTCCGCTTAATCCAGCAGAGCCATATGTACCTCCTCCACCGCCACCATTAGATGTGATTGTAGAAAATACAGAGTTAGAACCTGTAGAACCTGTTGCACCACTGCTAGCAGAACCACCAGCACCAACTGTTACGGCATAGTTAGTAGATAAATTTAAAGTTAATGCGGTTTCTAAAGTACCACCACCACCTGTATTGGTTACAGTTGAGCGAAGTCCGCCACCACCGCCACCTCCTGCGCCGCCGCCTCCGTTGCCTCCGCCACCGCCTCCTCCACCTGCAACAACAAGGTAGTTAACAGTCAATGGTGCAAGTGCTGTTATTGAGTTGGATGCGGAACTAGACGCACCTGTGCCAGTAGCATTTCTTGCAGCAACAGTAAATGTATAAGATGACCCAGTAGTTAATCCAAGTACAGAAACAGGACTAGATGTGCTAGTGCCAGTAAATGAACCAGGATTAGAGGTTGCTACATAGGAAGTTATTGGACCACCAGTAGATGTTGAAGGTGCAGTAAAAGTAATTGATGATGATTGAGGTCCAGCAGTAGCCGTACCAATAGTAGGTGCTTCAGCAGGTATATCTATTACCTTACCCCTCTTAGGGGATGCTTGTCCTGTTGCCATTATTTACGCCAATCCGTATAGGTAAACTGTTCCTGAACTTATTGTGTTTCCAGAACTATCTAAAAGAGCAATAGATGTAATAGCACTTGAACCAATGTAAACTCCATTAAGAACATCGCCAGCACCTAACGCTTGACTATCCCAAACTCCTTGCATTTTTTTAGGAAATGTTTTATCTACATCTTCTATATCTATAAATCCATAATGTGTCGTATTTGCATATCCAGTAATAATTGCGGCAGTAGACCAACCTTCAGAAGTGGTAGTAGCGTATCCAGATGCAGCACCTATATAACTATCAGTACTATCTGAATTAAATCTAAGCATTGCTGTTGCCGAACCACCAAATGTAAGAGCACTCCAAATTAATCTAAATTTTCTATATCCAGTTAAAGATGTAAATGAAGTTGATGTTCCAGATGTTGGTGTATTGGTAGCAATTAATTGCCAGTTATCGCCTGTTAAAGAACTTACTTGACCTGTAGCCATTAAGCAATCTCGCTTCCGTATGCGTTAAATGATACTGTTGCAGATGAGGCATACACAGTAATAATATCTGTTGTAGCCAAAGTTAAACCTAGTGTTAATGTTGTTGTATCAGAGGCAGGTACTGTTGCGCCATACACAATGTAGTGTTGGGCTGCTAGTGTTGCTCCTGCTGGTCTTACTGCAATACGATATGTAGCAGCAGATGATGCTTGGTTACATATAGTAATTGTTGATACTACGGTTGAAGTAGCAGAAGGTACTGTGTATAGGGTTGTTGCTGTTGTTGCGCTTGGGTTGCTTTGACCAAGCACCTTGTAAGTTGTTGCCATTTATTTCTCCTTAGTGTTGGTTAAGCACCCATCAGCATTAATGGGTTGAATGTTTCGCCTGCTGCTGTTCCAGTAGAAATAGCAGTTATTCTACCAGTAGAGTTTACTGTGACCGTAGCAAGAGTATATGTTCCTGCAGATGCTCCAGTAAGATTTGCCCAAGATGAAGTGCTTCCATCTGTAGTCAGATACTTACCTGAGTTACCAGTTTGACTTGGTACTACATAAGTAGTTGAGTCAGTAGCAACTAAAGTCTTACTTGATGGAATTGTAGTTCCATTAATAGATGTAGCAGTAGCCACTCCCAAGACTGGAGTAACAAGGGTAGGGCTTGTATCTACTACAAATTTAGTTCCAGTTCCAGTCTGTGACGCAATAGATGTTGCAGCACCAACAGATGTAATTGGGCCAGTCAAATTGCTAGGTGCAAGTACTACGGTATCAATATAACCTTTTGTTGCAGCATCTGTAGATGTTGTAGGCGTACCTAGCCCTGTAATTTTATTAGTACCCATTGCAATAGCACCAGTCATAGTGCCACCAGCAAGAGGTAATTTAGTAGCAATAGAGTTGGTTACTGTTGTTGAGAATGCTGCATCGTTACCAAGAGCTGTAGCCAACTCATTAAGAGTATCAAGGGCTGCAGGAGCTGATGCCACAAGGTTAGATACTGCAGTTCCTACAAATGCTGTAGTAGCCACTTGAGTAGTGCTAGTTCCAGCAGTAGCAGTAGGTGCAGTAGGAGTACCAGTTAATGCTGGGCTAGCCAATGGAGCATAGGTGGTTGCTGCTGTAGCAGTTGCTAATTTAGAATCTAATTGAGTTTGAATAGCAGAAGTTACACCATCTACATAACCAATCTCAGTTGATGAAACAGTAGATGATATGCCTAATTTTGTCCAATCAATAGCAGCCGATGCGTTAACGTCAGCATTAACAATACTATTTGTAAGGTTGGTTTTGCTATAAGCAATCTGGGCAGATGTATTGATGTCAGCATTAACAATGGTGCCATCGGCAATCATTGTTGAGGTAACTGTTCCAGTATCTGCAACCGTTACTGCTGTGCCTGAAATCTTAGTCTTATCAATAGCGGCAGAAGTATTAATATCCGCGTTAAGGATTGTGCCATCAAGAATCATTGTGCTAGTTACAGTGCCAGTATCACTTGTCTTGACAAGAGTAGCACTTGTAGGAATAGTTGTACCATTAATAGATGTGGCTGTGGCTACGCCAAGGGTTGGTGTTACAAGGGTTGGGCTAGTAGCAAGTACTACTGAACCAGTTCCAGTCTCATCTGTAAGAGCAGCGGCAAGGTTAGCACTAGATGGAGTGCCTAGGAATGTAGCTACGCCAGTTCCTAGTGAAGTAATACCAGTACCGCCGTTGGCTACTGGAAGAGTTCCAGTTACGCCAGTAGTTAAAGGTAATCCAGTTGCATTAGTTAATACTGCAGCAGATGGTGTGCCAAGGGCTGGTGTTACTAAAGTTGGAGATGTAGCAAATACTAAGGAGCCAGTACCAGTCTCATCAGAGATAACTCCACGAAGTTCGGTAGATGTTGTTGCTGAGTGTTGAGCAAGGGTTCCATTGATGTGGTCATTAGCCTCTTGTAGGTCACGACCAATAACCATGTGGCGAATTATTGCGCCAATGCTGTGAAGAGAACCAGTGCCAGGAGTATCGCTATCTACACCTCTGGTAATGGTTATAGTGTAACCAGATACCGGGTTACCAGCACTAGATACAATATTTACAATTTCTTCAACAGCTGTATCCGGGTCAATGACTACTGTGTAAGTTTCATTAGCAGCTAATGTTTTTCCACCCATGAGTAGTGTAGGACTGGCAACCGTCATAGTGGTTGCAGTCGTAGAAGTTATGGCAGCAGATAACGTGGTCTGTTGAGCACGGGATGAGTATTTTCTAGTTGTCATTTATGTTCCTATTTAGAGGGAGTAGTGGACACGGATAGGATATTTGTTTTCTTGTTTCTTAATTTCTTCGGCTAGTCGTTGACTATACAAAGCGTAAATGTTTTTAGTAATAGTTTGAGCTGAACCATATGGACGTTTGCTATCTGTCTCATCAGCTTGTGGAGATACCATTGCAGCACGTGCTGGGTCTAGGTTAGTAAGCAAACGATAGGTAGCGCCTAGGATTGTTAGGTCTTTACAAGACTCAGGTAACCCAGTAATTGTCGCAAAATCTTGGTTGTTAATTGCTGTAAGAGTGGTATAAGTTGCGTCAATGGTAGTTGTAAATACTGCTGGGTCTTTAGAATATACAATTTGAATGGTACGACCAGATGGAACACGGTCATAGATTGATATAGTTTGACCGCTGGTAAAAGCAGTAGTGTTAGCATTATTATCAAGACGCCAAGAACGAATAGGAATCCATTCCTTGCTGGCACCAATTGATTGATAGGCAACAGCTAAGATATTACGAATGTTTAATGAGCTGCCAGTAGCAGGTAATCTAAAAGCTGCAACAGCAGCATTAGAAGTAATAGTAGTCGTAGTAGCGGCAAAGATACTAGAGCCTAAAGCATTGATAGTATCGTTAATTGCTCTCTTAATTGTAAATCTTGGAAAAGTAGGAGAGATAGTTACCTTAGTATCAGCAGCGTGTGTAGCAGCAGTAGTGCCTAGATAACCTCTGCCGTAGGGAGCAACAATGGCAGTGTTGCCTACTCTGTCATATGTATCTACCCATAATAACTCTTCATCAATTTCAATAGTACCCATACCTACGTTAGCTGTTGAGCCAAGGCTGATGGTTAACGGAGCAGCACTAGAAGATGTTGTTGTAGTGATTGCAGTCTTAAGATAAGTAGAGCGGTCTTGAGTTAATGTGTATCCAGACAAGTTCATAGATACTTCATTAATCATATCTGATAATGTTATTGCCATTATACGTTTATGCTCCTTAATGCAACAACTGCTTCTTTACCAGTTGTACCTGCAATTTCATTACATACAGCATTAAGACCTTTAAAGTCATTAGGTTGACGGCTAGCACTGGCTTTTATATTAAGAGCACCAATAAGTCCTTTACCAGTTGTGCTGGCATATGCATTAGCCGCACCTTGGTTTGCCTTACCAGTTGTACCCGCAAGACGATTAAGTTCTGCGTTTAAACTGCTACCTTCTTTACCGAGTGCCATTGTTTATCCTATCTAGGTGTAATGATTTTCTTATCAGGGGTAATAAGTTTTGATTTAGGTTTTTCTTTTTCAACACTGCCCATAAATGCTTTATAATAATGTTCATCAAATGAGAATCGTTTCATATGCGGAACTGTTGCTCCAGTATGGCAATACAGTGGAACCTCTGCTTTATCGCATAACATAAAGAAGAATATATCTTCTCCTATAAACTTAGTCCCTCTGCCCATCTCCATAAACATCTGACCATCAGGTGCTATGGCTTTAATTTTCTTAACTATGCTGCGGTGCATAAGGATAAATCCAAACCCTGCTGCATCAACCTTAATTAATTTGTTCTCTGGCAATGGATGAACTTTGGCTAAACCAAAAGTCCCATCACCCTTATTAGTAAAATTAAATACAGTA